CCGTGAGGCTAGAGCTGTTTTTCTAGGATTGCTCCTAGATGAATCCCTACGAATTTTTATTCGTAGATTCGCACCGCAAGGTGTAAATCGGCATATCCACAAAAAGGTGACACATGATAGAGCAGAATGAGCTATTCGAGTTGGATTTGGCAACCAATAAGCTTGTGCGAGTTGAGCGTAAAATCCTCAACGGACGCTTGCCCTTGGTCGTCATTCTCCTTTCGTTGGCTTTCCTGTTCTCCGTGCTAGCCTTCCTGTTGTATATGCTTTGGGATTTCGGCATCGCCGGTAGAGTCATTCTATTTCTGATACTGATCCTCGTCATTGTCCATGCCGCAATTTTTATTGCGAAACAGCTCATTGACGGGGTTAGGTGGAGGAGGTAGGATGGCAACTCCTGGTGAAATCATTTGGGCTGGGGTAATGTCCAGCAAGAAGCTCAGGATAAATCTCTTAACAAAGGTGGATGCTGCGTACCTGACTTTTTCCTTTGGACCGTACATCTCTTTCCGAACGCCTTCTGTCCCCATAAGGGACTTTCGGTTTCCGGATTTGAGTTGGGCGGTTCCATCGCGATTTAAGCCACGTATTCATCTCCACGTAGTTTCGAAGAAATATCTCGGGTCTCTTAGTGATGAACGTGTGTTCCGACTTTCCTGGCCGCACAGTTGGATCAAGGAGGAATCCTTTTTCCGCTGTGTATTCAAGAGCTCGGGACCCATTTTCGTTAGAATTTGGGACTATCGAAAACATCTAGTTGGGCAGCGCGCAAGAGTTTTATTGCTTGCCACCCGTCCGCGACGGTTTTCGTTTCGCGCCTTAAAAAAGCGCCCCAAAATCTTCACTCCGACTGCCCTGGCTAATTTATCATTAGCTGGGCAGGTCTTGCCCGCAAGATCTAAGATCTTGCGGGTGCCGAAGGGAAAGCGCGGACCATTTCAACGTAAAAAATCCAAACTTCGTTCCAATCCTGAGGTTCGTACTACCTTCCTTACTCGTGCGCTTGAATTACTTCCGACTCAACCCTACGTAAGTTTCGTAGATGAGAAGGAGGTGTATCGTCGCACTTGGACGGGAGTTAATACTCCTGGGTTTGGTTCAAAGCGTGGGTCACAGTTACCGGTTAATCCGCATACTGTGGATATTGAAATGACCGACTATAGTTACGGGTACGATTTAAGGTACAATTCCTTATATCCGACCACAACCAATTTTGGTTGGGGCCCCGAATACTACGCTACTTCCTTTGGCGGGCCTCCTCTATTAACGGATCCGTCTGTTATAGAGATTGCAAATAAGGCAGTCAAGCGTCTCAACAGTAACGCCAATCTTGGCGTTCAGGCTAATATCGCACAAGACTTAGCGCAGTTTAGGCAGACCACTAATATGATCGCGAATTCAGCGACCCGATTAGTACTGTCAATTCGTGCGTTGCGTCGAGGTAATTTTAGCCAAGCTGCGGAGGCACTTGTTGCTGGTCGACCGGTCAATACTCAGATTAGAAAGGGTGTTCCTGCTCGTACTAAGACCTTAGCCAATAATTGGCTAGAGTTGCAGTATGGGTGGAAACCTCTTCTTTCCGATGTTGACCAGTCCATGCGTTCCCTTGCCAATTATATGGAAGGTAGCGCAAGTTTGCAAACGGTCCAAGCCTCTGCACAACGAACTTTCTCCTTTGCGGACCCTATTTTCGCTCCCGACGCTACTGTTTTGGTTGGCCAGAAAACTACGGCCAATCAGACACAAGTACGTTACGGGGTTAGATATAGGGTATCCAATCAGAAGATGAGTTTTCTTGCGCAGTTGGGTTTTACAAATCCCATAAATCTAGCATGGGAGATACTTCCGTACTCTTTCGTTGTTGATTGGTTTATCCCTATCGGACCCTACCTGGAGAGCCTTTCGGCTCCTCATGGTTTAGAGTTCGTTGAAGGGTATAAAACCACTTTCCTTCGAAAGGTACAACAGATAAGCGTCTCATACGACGGTAAAATGTCTGGGCCTAATCAGCCCGTTAGGCTAAATGCTTATGCTGATCGGTCGAGGACTTGGATAAAGTTAGAGAGGGTAAAATTAACATCTTACCCCACTCAGCAATTCCCAGTCTTCAAAAACCCGCTCAGTATAACGCACGCCGCCAACGCGCTGGCTTTGCTCAGGCAAGCCTTCAAATGAGAAATAGGTCGCTTATCAACCCATTTTAATGGAGTACACCTGCCATGTCTGCAATCGCAGCCATTAAGGCGTCTTCATTGATCGGGACTGTCGACAGAACGTCTTCAGCCACGGTCGGTGTAGACAAAACGTTTGACCCTGAGGGATTTATTCTCCCAGGTGTTGCGCGGTGGGTAGATCGAGCAATTGACGCCACCTATAATCCTTTAGGTGTCGCCATCGGCTACCCTGCTTTCACACTCGCAGTGAGGAGGCCTACCAAGGTCTCCAGGCTGTATCGTGTGACGGCGAAGATGGCCCTCCCCACACTCGAGGTAACCAGTCCGTCAACAGCGTCCGGCATACAGCCGGCTCCGACGTTGGCGTACATGTGCCAGTGTGTGATGGAGTTCATGTTGCCTGAGCGGTCGACCGCTTTGGAAAGAGCTAGGCTCTTTTCTTACGTTCGGTCGCTTTTCGCAACGACAATCAACGCCAGCGATGACGTCCCCACTGATGCAACGGGGTCGCCACTTGTTGGCGCTGTCAACAGCTTCGAAGCGCCGTATTAATGGCGTTTTCTAGGCTTTCTGCGGAGTTGCGACGACCTTGCTTTGCGTGGTGTGGTAGGGAGAGGTGCATTGGGGATTTAAAGTCCAACAATGGCTTCACCTGTCACATTTACACATCGTGGGGCCGTTACTTCTCTTCAGAGTACCACTTTCCTTTGAAGAAAGGGTCTGAAAATGACGACAGTACGAAGGATAGCGAAGGAACGGAGGAGCGACAAAGAAATTTGCCGTTCTAAACCGTTGCTGTTGCCTCTTATCGCAGCTGCAATCACAATCTTTCTCTTTCTTTCTTAAGGCTAACCTTCTTTTCAAATTTCGCACTAGCACTGATCGGTTACTTTTCAATTTCGAAAGATTTTGAATCGTGCCGACGCAGACGACATGCTTTTTGATGAGGAGGCGCCGAAGGATTGTGGATGTTGAGTCCTTAACAGATGAACTCTGGAGGTTCCATGTCTTATGCTAAGCATGGTTCTCGCCTCCTTTCGGAGGTGAGGACTTACCGCGTTCCACCGGAGATTTCCTCCGGATTTGTTTCGGAGTACCTCGAAACTCTTGATTGCCCTCGTTCTTTGACGGTTGCCATCCTCTATAGAAATATGGAGCATGAACAGCTTGCCAAGTTAGAGTTCAATCCACTCGACTACTTAAAAGTAGATGAGCTAAGAGACGCTTACGCGGCTACTAAGTTTTTGTCAAAATTCAAGGACTTAGTTCTTGATTATGACTTAGACAAAGTAGCTATGGAGAAATTCGACTTGTTTGAATCTCTCTGTAAGCGGACGAATGCTCGGTTTCGAGCCCTAGAGCGTGACCCTTTATATAGGGGTCCTGCCGTTGAATTGCATTCTGCAATTCAGCGAAAAATTTCTCGGGTTCTTGGCGAGTTTCGGATCGAGGAATTCTTCGATTCAGCCGATTGGGGTCCTGGCGCGACAACGCTGTTAAAGGCGAAGTACGCCAGCGCAACCAACAAATTCCAGTGCGAAACTGGGATAACGCGAGATCTGTACAGCTTGTTACCCTCTGAGCTCCTTCGAGAAGTTTATCCTCTCTGGGTACCTCACATGGTTGAAAGCGGATTTCCTAACTTTCAACATGGTAACAAGGTAGTCACTGTGCCGAAGGACGCGACTGCAAATAGAGTTATAGCCGTTGAGCCAGGGTTAAATCTCTGGTTTCAAAAGGCGATTGGCTCTATGATACAGCGACGCTTACTTCGGTGTGGAATCGACTTACGCCAGCAATCTATTAATCAAAAACTTGCGAAGGTTGCATCGAAAGATGCAATTAACGCAACTATTGATTTTAGTTCTGCTAGCGACTCTATCGCCCTGGGAATCGTTCAGGAATTGTTCTGTAACTGTTCTGTTTCTGAACGGTATGAGAATAATCTCCCGGTATGGTTCTCAGTACTCGATAGCTGTCGGTCTCACTACGGTCTTCGAGACGGGACTTGGGTTAAATGGGACAAGTTCTCCAGTATGGGGAACGGGTTTACCTTTCAACTCCAGTCGCTGATATTCTACGCAATTGCAACTTGTTGCATGGAATATGCACAGCGTCAGTCTACCGTATTGGTAGAAGGATCTGTGTCGGTCTACGGGGACGATGTTATCGTTCCCTGTAGTTGTCTCGAGCTCTTTTCGCTTATGTGTGAGTTCTACGGATTTACGATCAATGTGAAGAAGTCGCATTTCTCTTCACTTTTTCGCGAATCTTGTGGTTCTCATTATGTAAACGGGACTGATGTCAAACCGCTGTTTCTTAAAGAACACCTTTCAGACGCACTATCCGTCTACCGGCTGGCAAATGCTATTCGGCGTTTTGCACACCGCAGCCTTGCTTCTTTTGGCTGTGATGCACGATTCCGTGTAGTATTTGATCACCTAGTGAATCTTGTGCCCAAACCCTTGCGGGTGAGGATACCTGAAACGCTTGGTGATGGCGGGTTCATCTCTAACTGGGATGAATCCGTTCCTGTGCGGGCTAGACATTGTATCGAAGGATACTTTGTCAAATCCGTTGTAGAGGTAGGAAAAACCTACCAGTCTGAAGGAGTCGGTCTATTATTAGACCGGCTGTGGTCGCCATCGGTCCAAGAGAGACGGAATACTGTCTCTCTAAGAGACCGTACGAAACTCCTTGTAAAAAGGAGTCTCGTTCAGCAGTGGTACGATCTAGGGCCGTGGATTTAACCTCGGCTTTTCTTCCTGCGATTGCTCCTAAAAAGAGTGGTCAAGGGTGGAGAGATAATTAATATCTCACTTAAGAGAATAAGCGCGTG